CCCTGCCTTGAGGAAAAACATCTTCCACTTGTCATCGTTTGAAATGAACGTCTGATCCGGGCTGATCTCTTGGAACGGTGCGAACTCATGCAGTCGTACTTGCATCTGCTCGAACTCAGCCTTTATCACATCGTAGTTCTTTTCAAGAACGTCAGTGAAAGGAAAGTCTTTGTTCTCAAAGAATACCTTGTCACCAAAGGTGGAATACCTTCGGAAGAACGGCTTCAACACCGTATCTATGACGTACCCTTTGACTTCAATCAATAGTACGAAGCCCTTCTGGGGTAGTGAGGCTCGTCTTCCTCATCGGAGTTTAGCCTCAGGAACCCACCTTGGCGGAACCTAAGCAGTGCCTGTGTCGATGAGTCCACAAGGTCATCGTGGTCGCCAGCCGGGAAAGCAGCGAACTCTTCGATCACTTCCTCGGCAAACCTCGTTCCCGGTGCCCATACAATGCCAGATGCAAACAGGTCTGAGACCGCATTCACACGACTGATCTTGTCGTTACCTCTGGACGGGGTGTACTCCGCGACTGGGATGCCCATCGCTCGTAGCTCAAAGATCAGCGGTGTTCCCGCTGCTTTAGCCTCCACGATAGTGGCATCAGGTTGCCAGTCGTTATAGAACTCCATTGCCGCTTTCTTCAGTTCTGGGAACTCAAGACGCTCTTTGTGGGCATCCAGCAGTATGATATTCGGCTGGGTGACGCCATCATCGTCGGGCTTGTAGAAAACGCCCCACGTAGTGCAAGCGGAGAAGTCGGAACGCTGCGTCTTCAAGAACGCCGTATCCCACGACTGAATTATAAATTCACACGGCGGAGGACGATCACTGTCCCATCTTTGCCACCAATCCCTCTTGACCAGCGCCCCTTCCTCTGAGGTGGGGTTCTGCTGGTACTGGGCATTCCATTTGGGTGCCGGCAGTTCGTTCTGTAGGGAGGTTAGTTCCTCCAAAGACCAGAACTCAGGCCATAGCGCCTTGCCGGATGGCATGATCGCTGGGAACTCAATCACCTCCCATTCATCGGTGCCTGCCCGTTGAACGGATGATTTGATGATCTGCCCCGTCAAATCTCGTTTGTGCCATCGGGTCATAACCACAATGATGGCTCCTCCCGGCTGCAAACGCTGTCGAGGCCCGGAGGTATACCACTCGTATACACGGTCAAACACGCCGGGATCTGCACTCTGACCTTCTTGCTCAGAATGCGGGTCATCAATGATCAGCAGATCGGCACCTTTACCAGTGACCGCACCACCAACACCGATAGCGAAGTATTCGCCGTTCTTACTGGTACTCCATCGACCAGCAGCCTTTGAGTCAGATCGCAAGCCTAAGTCGGGGAACACGGTCTTGTAGTCCTCTGCATCGACAAGGTTACGAACCTTACGACCAAAACCTACAGACAACTCGGCGGTATGCGCCGTCTGGATAATTTTCTTTTCGGGGTATTTGCCAAGGAACCATGCTGGCAGGAGATACGAAGCAAACTCGGACTTCGTGTGTCTGGGCGGCATGTTGATGATTAGCCGCTTTAATTCCCCTCTAGCTACACGCTCGAAAGCATCAGCCATTATCTTGTGGTGCCGTCCTTCGATAAAGGCAGGCCACACATAATTCACAAACCCCATGAACTCTTCACGGGCACGTTCTTTCTTCTCTGTTTCTTCTAAGGCTTCAAGAAGCTCTAGGATCTCTTTCTGCTCTTCTATCGGAAGATCAGTCACTCCTTTGAGCAAATCTTTGTCGATTCTTTTTGACATGTAAGTCCATAGAACGTTCTACAGATAGAACGTTCTGCTGTAGAACGTTAATTAAGAACGATAATCTAAAGCCCCGTAGCACCCCGGAGGGGCGTATGAACGTTCAACCTGTAGAACGTTCTATGTCACCTTTGGTGATTCTAGCAGACTGAAGACCTTGACAAAGAAAGTCAACAAAAAAGTACGCCAATTTTTTTAGAAATTTTTTTTGGCTCTGGGACTCCTAGCCTTTGTGCCATACAAAAAAGGGGTTCTTCGTTGTGCGTTATGCTATCTGTCAGAAAAAAGGGGTAATCGTTTGAGCGTTTCACTATGTATATATGGTGACGCGCTCGCACGCATTAGGGGGGGTGGGGGTGTGCGTGATTTGCGCGATCCTCTCAAAAAAAGACCCCTCATTCTAACCGTTGTGATTCGTTGCGCGTCTTATTCTAACAGTCATCATTCGTTGTGCGTCTTACGTTAACCGTTAGATTTAGTGGAGCGGTGATTCGTCTGCCGCTGATGCTAATCGTTTCTCTATCTCGGCGGCTATTTCATCCGGTGATCGCTCGACCTTCTCGACAACCTGCTTATCGCTGAACAATGCAACCGTCCGGCCCAGCAGTTGAGCCGCAGCCAATTGAGCATTAGTAGGTTCATCACCTGTCGTTGGATCGATGCCGTCCTCCACCCATCGCCGCAGCTTACCCACGACCAATTCTCTGTCCGAGACCGCCTTTCGCTGAATCGCCCGCTCCTTTAGCCCAATCAGTACATCCACCCTTGCGGTAATCTTGGGGTCTTTCATCAGCCGCGACCCCTCACTATGTACTGTCGAATCCTTACCGTTGCTGTTGAACGCCTCACGGTAAGCGTCCGCCTGACTGCTACCCCCAGCAACCAGTTGAGCAAACCGTTCCTGTTTCGGTGTGAGCTTATCCATTGACCCCCCTTTTCGAGCACTTACCCTTGCCGCATCGCATCGCTTTTTTCCCTATTTGAATTTATCTCGACCCGATGACCCCCCTTTTTCAGGGGTAAACCGTGCCGCATCGCATCACCTTCCCCCTACTTTTGCCCTGTTTCGGGATCGGTTTTGTTTGCCTATATAGTGGCTGTCATTCTATCCGCCCCACGTCACCCCACCAGCCCATGACCTACGACCCCCGACCTATGACCAACAGGAATATAACCCTAGCGCACAATTCATTGTTCGTTGGTCGTGATATGTGATTTTATAATGACCAACGGCGACGGGGAGCCGACTCAATCCCGCCCAGCCCCTCACGGGGTGCCTTGAAAGACAGGCTTAAATGAGAGACTACCAGCCGGTCAAAGGTGCTGAGAGCAGGATAGGCGAAGTGCTATGCAGATCGTCCCGCAACGGGCATATCGATAGCGAGTTTTTGAGGTCAACTACGAACGGAACGAGGCCAACAATACTAACGAGACCTGCAACCCCTCACGGGGTTAGAACTAAACTGGTGGTGAAGGCTAGGGTTGAGTGGGAATGAGTGATGCAGATCGAACCGCAACGGGCATATCGGTCACGACTTCCCAGCCCGACACCCTGACACCAGCCAACATTCTAGACGTGAGACTTACCAGAGCGCACTGGCAATCGGGCTAGTGCTTTCGAGTAAGTCACAACCGGAGAACGTGCTATGGACAATCAAGATCACAAGGATTTTGAGGAATTCATGCGAGAGCAAAACCTTTAACCCAACCCCCACGCAAACAGGAGAAAACCAATGCGTAACTTTTACAACCATACCCCGCTGGAGCAGGCCCGAATGGACGTGCTGCAAGCGATCTCAAACATGGCAAAGGATTACATGTCCCACAACCCTCATGCCGAGACCGAGGGCTTCAACACTTACAAGCGCAAGCACCTTGCGAAGATGTATTACAAGCTCGCGGAACAGTGGGATCTCGATACCGCTGCCATCTTGGAAATATAGTCGAAACCGCCTCTGGCGGTCTGCATCGATTGGCCCCGATGCACTGATGATGACAGGCCCAACTTAAACTTTAGGAGAACGTGCAATGCGCGATGTATATCAAGAAATCACCGACCGAATCGTGGCTCAGATGGAGTCTGGCGACAGCAACTGGATCAACCCGATGGCAGGCTCTGGCCTTGGCGGAGGCTGGCCTATGAACGCCACCACCGGCAAACGATACAACGGTATCAACGTGATGCTGCTGATGGGCCTGACGGTATTCAACGGCAAGGAACATGTACCCGCCGCCAGTCAGCAGTGGGCGACATTCAAGCAGTGGAAGGCCAAGGGCTGCACAGTCGTGAGCGGCAAGGGCAGCGGCAACATGATCGTCTTTTTCGAGAAGCTGGAGGTGAAGGATCGCAAAGACCCTACCGGCGAAACCAAGATACATATCCCATATTTCAAGGCGTCCTCCGTGTTCTCTGCCGAGCAGGTCGAGGGCGAGTATGCCGAGCAGTTCAAGGTCGAGCGTGAGCCGCTGACTGAGGTCGAGCAGATCGCAGCCGTCAACGACTGGGTGACAAGCTACGTCAACGGTACTGATCTCACGATCAACTACAACGAGACAGGCCGTGCGTTTTACCGTCCCAGCACCGACTCGATCCACATGCCACCTGC